ATTGAGTTACTGCTCTTGTAACTGACCAAATTTATCCATCATTATTTGTAGATTTTGCAAAAGTATGATTTAATGCTTGGACTAAAACAGATTCAAATAATGATATAGTTAAACAAACTATGTGATATACTTGACAATATGACAATGAAACAAGCATGCAATTAGAAATTCTTTTAATAAATGACAATGCTGTCGGATATTAATTTTATTTATTTTATTTTTTTAATTTTTTAATTATGTTTTTAAAAAATACGGGTACAACTTCAATAACTGGAGTTGAAATAAACGGACAAACTTCAATGACTATTTATGCTTGAGAGATTGTTCAATTTGACGACGAGTCTGGAAAGACTGCTTTTAATGAAAATAGCAGTTTAGAAAAAGTTACATATTGATCGGAAACAAAACAGACTGTAGTAACTATGACAACTGCTGAACTTTTAGCAGGATTTACAACACCAAAATCTTTGGTTGTAGCACCATGAGCTTGAAAAGCAATAGTAGTTGATAAAGTTATTGTTACTATGGATTATGTAGCTGCAGCTTATGCAACTAATACAACTTTAGAGGTTAGATATACAGACGGTTCTTGAACAAAGGTTACAGCAGACATAGCTAATATGTTGACTGCGACTGCTGATAAAATTGAATCAGTAGGTTGAATTGAAGCTGAACTAGTAATGACTGCAAATGCAGCCGTTGTAATTTCAGTAGCAACATGAAATCCAATTACTTGAGATTCTGATATTAAAGTTACAACTATATATAGAGAGGTTACAATATAATGATAAACAGAGGTTTCTGGTTTGCTTGTTCCAGAAACCTCATTTATCATATTTAAAAACAAGTATAAATTTTATTATTTAAAATACAAGTATGAAAGATATAGTTTATAAAGAAGTTTACACAAGAAAAATTGACCGTGAGTATAATGATATTATAATGAAAGATTGTAATACAACAACGGATCAAAAAGGAGATATGAAAATAAATATTAATCCTATTAATATGCAAGTAGCAAAGGATTTCTTAGTATGTGCAATGACAAATTTAACACAAACTGAAGTAGATGAATTATCTATTGTAGAATATGACAAAATAAATGAAAAAATAGAAAAAATAAAAACTCCCAGTAAAAAGTAATGAAGATATATTAAATGATTTCAATAAATCAATAAGACAATCTTGAAATTTAACTAAAGAACACAGGGATTATATTTTAATGAAAGAATTATATCACTGTACACAAAATGAGTTAGATAAACAAGATGAAAATATATTATCATTACATTTTGAAATGTTAATGTCAGAAAGAAAATATGAATTTATACAACAAAAACGACAAGAACAAAAAATAAAATCTTCTAATAAAAAATAATATGGCTAATAAAACTACATATACTGTTGATTTACTTTTGGAAGCTCAAAATAAAATAAGTTGAGAATTAAAAAGTGTAAATAATGATTTGAAGAAGATAGAAAAAAATATGAAATGATTAGAAAAAACAACAGGAAAAACTACA